TGGAGCTGGTGACAGGAGTTGAACCTGCAACCCACTGATTACAAATCAAGTTTATTTTACGTTTTAACGTGAATAATTATCAATTTGTTAGCTTTCTGTTAGATTATGCATCCCGTGTCAAAACGCTGAAGCTTATGTAAAAATAGCACATTCTATGTCTTTTTACAAGTCGATTATCTTCCGCATTACGAGCTCATACTCTTTCGGGTACACCAGCTTTATTGCCTTCATGTGCTCGTCAAGCACCTGCATCAGACCGCCGAAAGGAACAGAGCTGGCAGCCGCCACAAAGTCGCTTTGTGGTTCCGCTGCTGTGGAGTACGCCGCCCGGTAATCCGTGGGCGGCAATGCCTGGGTCTGCGTTTCAGGTGCCTGCTTTTCTTCCAGCTCGTCCCGCACAGTGCAGAGGGCGGCAAGCTTGTTGACGCTCTGCCAGCTGGTTTCCTCGCACTTGAGCTTGCGGATATGCTCGTTGATCTCGTCAATATCCATGCCTGCCGTCCTCCTTCCTTATGCGTTCCGCAGGATGTCTGCCGCCCGCTTGTAGGCATCACGCTCTGCACCGGTGGCTTCCTGCATCATGTCCTCGATGTCGGAGATCATACGCTCACGGCCATCCGTACGGGAGTAGTGCCCGCGGACATAGTGACGGCCCCGGTTGGCGTAGCTGTTGCCCCGGTTGTAACCGTTTCCGGCATCGCGGCCGAAAGTCCCGCGCATGTCAGCTTCCCACTCGCCTGTTCGGCTGTACTCGCCGCCCTCGCAGTAATCCTCGATGCGGTGGATGTCCAGAATGATGTCCACGATCTCGCCGATCATCTCAACATCGCCCGGAGAGCGGTTCTTTTTGTCGGTCAGCTCCATGAGCTCGTCGCACATCTCATCTTTCAGATGATTCAGTTTATCCAGCATGACTTTATCTCCTTTCTTATGCTACCCGCTCAACGATCAGGTTGCTGTTTGCAATGCTGACTGCCTGCGTACTGGTGTTTTTAACCGCCACAGTCACGCAGCAGCCACGCGGCACCTCGATGAACGCAGCCACGAAAACGTTGAAGTAATTTTCGACCGCCGCCGGGGTGACAATGGCTGTCGCACTGGTCAGCGGCTCACCGCCGACAGCCAGCGCCACAGAAATAGGTCCCACAGTGCCGCCGGTGGGAATGGCGATATTGCCGCCAAAGCTTACCTTGAAGCGGGCCCTGCACTGCCCGCTGGTCAGACCGCGCAAGGTCACAAGGCCGCTTCCCTCACGGTGCACGATGCAAGCAGGGGCTTTCACCGCGGTCTCGGTCAGGGGAAGGTTTTCACCCGCCGCCACGATGACGGTGTTGGAGTTGCTAAATTCAGCCATTTTATCGGCTCCTTTCATAGAAAAGCGCCGGGACTGCTGCCCCGGCGCTCTGGTTTGCAAAATCAGCTCAGGGGCTGAACATTTTGATGTGGGCATTTCCATTTTGGAAACAACCACTCAAAAAGCTGTCGTGATTCAGTTATGCGCAGCTGCCGCAGCCGGTCCCACAGCCATAGTAAATGGCGTTGGGGTTGGGCACCTGATAGGCAGGCACGGGAGCTTTCTGCTGCAGAGTCCCGATGATCTGGTTGGTCTGCGCATTCATCGCGGTGGTCAGGAACGCGCTCTGGCGATCCTGAGAAGCAGCCCGACGCAGCTCGTTGTTCTCGCTCTGCAGGGTGGCGATCTTATCGTTGGTCAGGAAGTCGAGCACCGCGCGGGTGTTGCTGTTCTGATTCTCGATAATGTCCCGGGTGTTGTTGTTCATGGCATTCTGCGTTGCGCAGAAGCCCTGCTGCATCTGGTTCCGGGTGTCGCACTCCTGAGTGGCCAGATTGTAGTTGACTCCCTGGATCGCGGTCTGGGTCTTGCAGCAGCAGTCTGCCAGCTGTGTAGCCAGAGCATTCTGACCCTGCATCAGCGCGATGTTGGTGCCGTTGAAGCCCTGCTGCATGGCGTTGGTGACGCCGTTCAGGCCCTGCTGCACGCCGTTGAAGCCCTGAAGCATCCCGGTGTTCATGGCGTAGAAGCCATCGCACAGGCCGCTTTCCAGCCCATTCAGCTTGTTCATGACGCTCTGATTGTCGAAGCCGCGCTGCAGGTCTGCCTGTGTGACAGCGCTGGTCATATAAGGCGAAGCGCCGCCCATGCCGCCGCCCCAGCCAAAGCCGCCCATGCCGCCCCAGCCGAACATGCCGAAAATCAGAAAGAGGACGATCCAGCCCATCCAGTCGCCTCCCCAGCCGTTGAAGCCGTTGCTGTAGCCGTTGGCGGGCTGCACCGGCATGGTCAGAACCGTGCTATCAGAAGAAAGAGACATAGTTTTACTCCTTTACGTTAGATTTTTAAATTTATTCTAAATGCGGCCGCATTTCAGAATCCGAACATATTTTTCATGCCGTTGAGCATCGGCGCGATCTGCTGCGCCCGCTGCTGAATGGCGTTGAGCTGCTGCTGTGAGAGCTGGCCGGAGGTGAGCATCTGGTTTATCATCTCCTGCGGGTTCTTTCCCTGCATCTGGCCCATAAACTGCTGGAACTGCCCGCCAATGGGATTCTGGGTCTGTCGGCCCATCGAGTTATACAAGCTGCTGCCCATCGTTTAGCCCTCCTTTTCCGGCTCTGGTGCTTCTTGCTTCTCCAACGCCGCCAGCTTTGCCGCCAACTCGTCGAACTCCTTGCGGGTGACATACTCCCCGCCTGCGGCTTGCGTGGCTGCAATCGACGCTTTGGGGCCGCTGGTGCGCTCTTTGTAATCGTAAATGCGAAGAGGGAACGGCCTGCCGTCCTGCCCCACTTCTTTGATGTAGAAGGTATCGGAATCGGCATCCAGTAAAAGCACTCGGCTCCCGTTGGCTACCAGATAGCCCCGGGCAGCCGCTTCGCCCTGTACCCAAATAAAGCCGCTGTCAGTCGGTGCGGTCTGCCCCTGCATTGTCGGCATCATGACGGGCTGGGGCTGGTACTGTGCTGCCCTGAGCTGTTCCAACTGCCCTTGCGGCTGTTGCGGGTAAAACACTTGTGGGTATCCGTTATAGATCGGCATGGATCAGTCCTCCTTGTACCAGTAGTAGATCGGGCATTCTGCGCCGCTGTCCCAGCTGTCCCACCACGCGCCGTCGATCACGGCCAGAACGTGGCCGGAGCAGCCCAGTACATACACGCCGCGCGGATACTCCCGGGCAAAATCTGCCACGGTGTAACAGGTGGTGCAGTCCGCCTCCACCAAACGGCGCTTGAGCCCACGCTTTTGAAGGTATGCGCCCCATGTGCGGTTAGCGCTGGGCATATCGCCGAGGGCGTAGCCGGTGAGCGCCAGCGCAATATATGCTTGCTCCCAGCTCTGACCGGTGGCCGCAGCTACTGCCCGCACTGCGCAGTCCCCGACGCTGCTCCCGCGTGGGTTTGGGTTAAACCTGTGCCACATGGCACCCCCTCCCTTTGCGCCCAGTGTACTTTTTTAAACCGCCGTGAGAGACAACGAACGCACAACGAAGGACAAAAAAGAAAAGCGCCCACACAGCACAGGGCCGTATGAGCGCTCAAGTATTTGCACGCAACGCGTATAAAATTTTCAAAAAAACCTTGACAATTGCACGCAATGCGTGTATGATAAAGACAGTGAAAGACCCCGAACAAACACATGGAGGTAACAATTATGAAAAAGCTTACTGCTGACGAGTTCGCAACTAAGGTTATGGCCACCGGTACCGAAATTGAGTGCGACAACGGCGTTTGGATGATTTACGCGCACCTTACCGATGATGGCGACGTCAAGACCTCTCATCTGGACGCTCGCGACCTGATGGTCACTACCAGCATCGAACTCTCCGATGAAGAGGGTGAGGCACTCATGAACGGCAATCTGGACGACGTTGAGAGACAGGCCATCGTGGAAGACCTTTACCCGAAGTATCTTGAAGCTCTGGAAGATATGGAGTAAAGAAAAGTCCCCAGCCGATGCACAAACATTGACCGGGGAGATTTAAGAAGGAGAAAGGCAATGTACACAGCTGAACTTTTCAATATGGCAACCGACCCGGAAACATCCCGGGCAGCGTTCCTTAACAATGTCACCCTCAGCATCCCGGATGATGCCGACGGGTGCGTAGATCTGGACGCCGAGAAGGCAAGGCTGTCCACCATCTGGGATTTAGCTCATCTTCCAATGCGTGAGCTGGTGGCCCGCACCGGGCTGTCTCAGACCTCTTTCGCAAAGCAGGCGGGCGTCCCGCGGCGCACTGTGCAGGACTGGTGCGGTGAAAAGCGCACGTGCCCTACATACGTCAGATTCCTGTTGGCCGAGCACTTTGGACTGCTGTAAAACAAAAAATCCCCCACTTTGCCTACAGTGTACCCCGCGTGGAACGCAGGGTTTTGGCAAAGCAGGGGATTTTTTATGCCGCCGAAACGGCAAAGTCTAAAATCAAGAGCGGAACCGCCCACAGGCAATGCCGCTCTCTACAAAGGCTGTAGCCTTTCAAACATCCACCCTAATGTGCTTCTTCGAGAGGCCGGGTGGATTTGTTGAGATAATTATACCACAAATCGTGAAAAAAGAAAAGCGGCAGACCCGAAAGCCTGCCGCTTCAATGCGTTTCGTGAGAAATCGCACCCAATTAGGATTATGATATCACACATCCAGCATTTTATCAATAATTTTCAGCCTATTGCCGATTGATGTCCGACAATACGGCACACGCGCTGCAATATCAACTTGGCATAGCTGGTCAACGTACCGCAACCGGGCGATTTTCCGGTCATACCTCCCAAGCGGCGCACGTTTTATCACAGCTTTTATCTGTTCTGCATTAAGCCCTTGCAACGCTGGCGGAAAGACTACACGAGCCGCCGCCACAGGCAGCACCGAGCCAAAAAGGCTGCGGCAGCTGTCCGGCGTTGCGCACCATATTGCCAATGACGGCGAAACGGTGACAAAACGTTACCAGTTTGTTGACATTGCCGAGATGGTATGTTTTCGTAAGGCCACGAAAACGTGCGCAGACCATTTTCGTGATGTCACGAAATTGCTCTTGTGCGGCGAACATCCCGGTGACGTCACCGAGATGACGGTATGTAGTGCTTGCCATGATATCACTCCTTATTGTGAACAATGAGATAACGAATTGCGGAAATTTTGACGATAACGCCATCATTCGGGTTGTTTTGTTGCACACCGCTGAACGCAACGTATTCGCCATTTAGCCACAAAATATTTCCTTCCAACCGCATGAGCCATTTTCCGCTGCCATCGAAATCAGCGGCATGATTATCCAAGTCGATTTCGAGGTAAAAACCATCGTTCTGTTTTGCAAAGTATTTTTGCAGAACAGAAGTGATTTCTTCCGTACTCATGTTTTCGGAATCAGCAATGACTTTAATGTAGTGATAATGAAACATTTTTTGTCTCCTTACTCCTTGCTATCCAAAACGGTTACTGCATACACGCGGAGGTTTTCCAACTTTTCGATAACAGCCATATAAGTTGCTTCCGTTGCGATGTGCGCGATGCGCTCCAGCTCGTTGTTCTCCTTTGATGCAGCGATAATTTCATCCGCAGATATGCGTTTCATGGATTCAATCAGATCGAGCAAATCTTCGATATTTACTGTGTTCATGCGTTATGTCTCCTTACTGCGTAATTTCCTCAGCGTTCGCCTTGTCCTCAGCATCCAGCGCATCGTAGTACGCCTGCGCAAGGGCTTCCACCTCTGCGATGTCGCCCTCCGTCAGCAGGCCACTGTCCAGATGGGTGTACGCCTTGTCCAGCCAGTATGCCACGTCGCGCCCTGCGGAAATCTCCCGTTTGATGGAGCGCAGGGTCAGGTCATGCCGTGCTTTACTTTTGATAGCCATAGTCAGTCCTCCTTTAGGTCGTTGTCATGGACGCAATGGCGTCCTCAAGATTTTTGACGACGATATTCACATCCCTCTGATACTCCAGCTTGACCCCCGCACCGTCACTCGCCTGCACCACAGTATCAGGGCCGTACACTGTGAGGGCTTTGTAGGCGGCAATTTCGTCAGGGGTGAGCGGGGTTTCGATGGGGGTGGCTAGTATTGCATTCTGCTCAGTCAACGGTTTTGTGGCATCGAAAGCCGCTTTATCCACCCTCTGCACCTTTACATTCTTGCCAAAGTCTACCTCGTCGCACACCCACTGCTGGCCCTGCGAGTCAGTGTAGTTGCCGCCAGAGGTGACAGGGATGCCGGGCAAGCCGTTGGGAGTGGAGAGGGTAAGGAGCTGTTCACGGTAGGGGGAGTAGGCAGTGGATGAATCCAACGACACCATTAACCCACTAAAAGCTGCTTCATCCTCACATTGAATGACCATGTACTTGGATGTCGCAAAAATTTCTGCTTGTCGTTTTGAATCTGCATTTATAGCGCTGGACGGACGAACCACAGAGCCTTTAGTGGGTAGTGCATCTACGACCGCAACACGGAATTTAGTTCCAATTTTGTTTCTCGTAACATAGTATTTAGCTCCTGTAACCACTTGCAAAACACTTGATACATTTCCGACGGCCAAACCAACACTGTCTGCTGCCGAGTTGATAAAATATTGTTGAAACCCCTGTTCATAAAACAGATTCTTCCCCGTCACCTTCACCGCCACGCTCCCGCCGTCGCCTGCGCTCACGATAGGCACAGGCGCATCTGGCGTGGGTGTGCCGTCCTGCGTGCTACGACCGTACACGGTCAGACCACACAGCGGCGCAGGGAAAGCGTCGTCAACGCTGAGCGGGTTGCCTGTCTCACTGCCAGCAAGGACGTTCTGCCGCGCCTTTACTGCGCTGATCGCGTCACCTGTGGCTTTTGCGTCAGCGGCTTCGCCCTCGTGGGTGAGGGTGGTGTCCAGTGCTACGGCAGGGCCGGTCTCGCCTTTAGGGCCTTGAGGGCCTGTCTCACCCTGCGGGCCGACCGGGCCGATGGGGCCGGTGTCGCCCTTGTCACCTTTCTCGCCTTTGAAGTCACCGCTTGCGATACCGTTCTTCAGCTCCTGCAAGCTGTCAGCGGCTTCCTGAGCGCTCTGGTCTGCATTGCCCGCACTGGTGGCAGCTTGCTGCGCGGTGGCCTGTGCATCGGTCTTGGCCTGCTCTGCGGCGGTGGCATCGGCGTGGACGGCATCCACCAGCTGCTGCCATGCAGGGGTGCCCGGCTCCGGCTCTGTGCCGTCCTCTGTGCCGGAGTTGGCACTCACACGATACCGCAGGTCTGCGCTGGTCACGGTCTTGGTGCCGTTGCTGCCCTCAAAGGTGATGCAGCCATTGCCGGGCTGTGCGGTCACGCTGGCGGGCACGGCCACATAGCCGTCCACCACCAGCGAGGATGCCGGGTCTTTGCCATCCGGGACGTGCCAGAAGCAGCGGATAGCCAGCCCTGCCCACTCGCCGGTTGCATCGACGTGCAGGCGGTACACGCCTCGGTTCTTGGTGTAGCCAAAGCGCACCAGCTGCTCATAGCCCGGCACTTTGACAGCTCCATTGGATGCGAGAGATACGCTTTGCTCGATCATAAATTACTCCTTGTTGATGGTAGGCTTCTTTTCTGCAAGTGCCTTTTTCATCATGCTGACGGCCTTTTCGATTACGCTGTCCAGTACTTCATCGGTGATAAAAGGCTTCAGCCAGTCCGGCAGTGCGCCCCGCAGCGCGGCAAAGACCTGCGCCTTTTTCTTTGCGCCCTGACCGCTGCCCATGATGCTGTCCTCAGCGATGGTCACGAGCTCCAGTGCCCACTGCTTGACGTACTGTTTGTAGCCCAGCCGGATGGCACCAACGGCCAGCGCGGCAAAGCCGATGAACATCAGTACCAGTGCGATGGGTGCGGGGATAAAGTTAAACATTGCTTCCATGATTTGTTACTCCTTTCAGTAGGTAGTTGTTAATATCGGATTTGCTTTTTTGCATACCTTCGCGGTTGTTTCCGGACAGCTGCGAATCCAAAAGATTTTGTACGCCAACGAGTACGAGACGCATTTCTTCATCGAGGCTGTCAAAGCGGCGCAGGTCTCTTGCAAGGGCCTGTGCGTGCTGAAGCTGTCCCTGTTCCAGCACGCCAAGTCTTTTTTCGAGCGTATCCATTCGCTTGTTCTGCGCATCGTCGGGGGCCTGTGCCTTTTTGATGTACTTGTGGATGATGTCCAGCACCTTGTCGATCGTGATGGCCGCAGCGCACAGGCTGCCCAAGATGCCAAGCACCCACAGTAAAGCTTCTTTTTCGGTCATTTACCCTCCCGGAGACGGGTCAGACCCTTCTTGCTGATGATACCCGCATAGTCCTTGTATGCGTGGGACATGTCCACGTTAGTGGCCACACCGGGTACACGCGCCTTGCTGGTGTACTGCCACATGCCAAAGGGCCAGCCCGGGGCGGGCTTCTTCGTGCGGTAGGCAGCCAGCCACACGTCGTAGGGCTTCAGCGCCGCGCCGCCCATGTACAGGAAGGTGTTGCCGAACCACAGGCCGGCGTACAGCATGGCGTACACGCCCCAGCTTTCCACCGTGCTCAGCATGTAAGCTGTCAGGTCGGTCAGCGCGGCCTTGCCTAGAGGCTTCTGCACCTCGTCCTCGATGTCCACCGCCACCGGCAGCTCAAAGCTCCGGCCGGTGAGCAGCTTCTTGAAGTAGGCCAGCTCCTTGTCGGCCTGCTCCCGGTTGACCGCCTTGAAATAGCCATACACGCCGCAGGGGATGCCCAGCCGCTTGCACTCGCTGTAATTGCGGGCAAAATGCGGGTCAGTGTAGGGCGCACTGGGCCTGCCCGCTGCGCTGTTGCCCATGGCGCGAATCATTACACCGTCCACTTTCCCGCTTGCCTTGACCTTCTCCCAGTTGATCGTGCCCTGATGCCGGGATACATCCATGATTTCAGCCATAGCGTCCTCCTTACTGCGTAATTTCCTCAAAGCCGCTCTTGATAAGAATTGCCTTGACCTTCTCCTTCAGCAGGCGGGGGCAGCGCTCATACAGCGCCTTTGCATCCTCCATAGTCTCAGCAGACATAATCTCCTGTGCCCACAACATTGCCATCATAAATACCATCCTTTCTAATTTTTGCGTAATTTTATGCATAAACAATCTCGCTCATTTCAAGCAAGCATTGCTTGAGCATCTTGCTTTCTTTTTTCAGTGTCTTGTTTTCTTCCTGCAGCGCCGCCACCGTTTCCGGTAGCTTCTCCCGGGCTTCCTGCTTTTTGCGCGCCTCTTCCTGCGCAGCCAGCTCTTCGGCGGTGTAGCGGATGTACTTCTGGATTGGCACCTGTTCCACCCATTCCTCCTGTGCCTGTACTCCGGGGCGGTCAACGATCTTCTGCACGTCCTTGCCACCGTTCGGATACTCGGTCACGGTCTCCCAGTGCCACTGCTCCTCCACGCCCTCTACGGCGGGGTGGGTGACTTCTTCAGTGTCGTCCACCAGATACCCAAGGGTCAGGTCGGGGTTTTCCACGACCGCGCCGGTCTCGTCAATGATCTTCATGGTTCAAAACCTCCTTTCTCATGCCACGCGCCGCCAGATGTGCACATAGTAGGCGGCAGGTTGCACGGTGGCGCTGCGGCCGTAGATCGGGTTCGAGCGGGAAGCGTCGAAACAAAGGTCTTTGCCGGGGGTGCTAGTGCCTGAAGCAGCCCAGTCGTAGGATTTTCCACCTCCATAAAATGCACCGTATGCATTTGGTCTATTGACGTTATAAAAACCAGCTTGCTCATCTGGGCCAGCACGGCCTGTGATGTTGGGCAGACCGGCTTCCACGGTGGTGCCCGCTGCGTGGGCGTAGGACGCACCCATCAGCACCCGGTTCTGCGCGATCTCCTGCCATGTACCTCCAAACAGTGCGGCGGGGCTGGTCGTACTAACTGTTTGAAAAATACTGTCCACGGGGTAGGCAGCCAAAGCGCTGTCCGCAGAAAGTGTTCCGTCCGCATCGACCGTCAGACCGCTGCCCACCTTCACGCCGCCCAGCGTGGTGGCGGTGGCAATAGGGAGCTTGATGCCTTTCAGCGCATCGCCAACAGCCTTTCCGTCAGCCGGAGCACCCTCAACGCTCAGCGTCTTATCAGTGCTTACAATGGCCGCGGCCTTGTTCGCACTGTCTTCAGCAGAAGCGGCAAAGTTTTCCGCTTTCTTTGCGTCTGCAGATGTTGACTGTGCGTTTTTGGTTGCGCTGGCGGCGGAGGTCCGGGCGGTGCTTTCGCTCTCTGCAGCTGCTGCGGCCTTTTTCGTCGCGGTGCTGGCTGCTCCGGTGGCGGTCTGAGCGGCTTGCAAAGCAGCCTGCTGCTGGCCTGTCACTTCCTCGGCATACTGCTTGACGTACTCCATGCCCTGTGCGATGTCCTCACGGACTTCCACGCCGCGCTCAGCCTTACGGATTCCCGCAATGGCTTCATCAAAAGTTTTATCCATAAAACACCTCCTGTCTTATTAGCCTGACATGTACCCTTTGAGCGATCGACTCAAATCGTAAGCATCGGACGCTTTGCGTGCACTCAAAGCCTGCAGGTCGCTGATGCTGGAAAACTCAGTGCCAAATGTAAACTCCTTTTTATCCGGCGAATCCAACGGCTCAACAAGCTTGGAACACAGCAGCCAGGTATCTACACCATGCGGTGCAGAGAAAATGTGCGTTTGCTTTCCAATTGCAATACGGCTGACATCAATATCAGCGTCTTTCAAATCGACCGCTTTGACTGTCATGCCGTTCAGATAGCGCAGATTTTTGGCAAGTTCTTCCTCTGCCGCATCCAGCAAAGACTGCGGCGTGCTTTCGATGCCTTCAATAAAGATCACTTTTGTGATGATGCCAAAAAGCTTTTGTGCAGCCAGATCGTTTGCGGTTTCTGTAATGGTTTCTCCCCATGAAAAAACAAGCCATGTTATCTTTTTGGCACCTACCGCGATCACCCGCGTGTAGATATCCTCTGCTTTGACGTTGTTGGTCAAATCCAGCAAGTTTGTTCCAAAAGCCACCGTCTGGGTGTTTTTATCGGTGATCGCCTGCAGATAGTCCAGATACCGGCGCGGTTTTCCGTTAGGATCTTCTGCATGGCGCAGCACCAGATATCCGCCGTACTTTTCCACCAGCTCACTCTGCAAGATGTCCCATGTAACGCCATAGTTTTTTCCATCGCCAAAGCTGTATGTAGGTTCCTTGACATCAAACGAAAAGCGGGGATCCGTCTTGCCGTTGATAGCAAGGATGTATTTCCCGTTTTGCTCGGTGATCTTAAAGGTCTTGGATTCAGATGCCTGCTCAACGTTATAAATGGAGTACGTGCCAAAATTCTTGTTGCAAGTACCGCAGACGATTTCGGCTTTTTTCACTTCGACCTTTGCAGCGTACGTTTTGCCCTTTACATAGGCTGCAAACAGACGCACGCGGAAATTGTTGCTTCCAATCCGTGAAATAATGCGACCTTCCGCAATGTGCTCTTCATCGATTTCCCAGCTCAGGCAGGAAGCTTTGTTGATCTCTGTTTCCTCATAGAAAATATTCGTCTTTCCATCCACGGGATCTACAATTCCCCAATGGTAAATGTAATCTCCCTCATTAGAATCGTAGCTGTAACCCACCTGCACGACTTTGATGCCGTCGATATAGGGCACAATCATGGGAATGTCCATTTGCACATTGCCAGGAGTAAAAGCTTTGTATGCATCTACCATTCCGTTGTGGTTATCGCAGATCCATTCCAAAAATTGCGAAAAGCTCACATTTTTTGCAGCGTACGGCGCAATGCCGCTATCATTCAGATATGCAAGCTCCCCTTCGCAGTAGATTTTCTGACGCATCAAAAAATCCTGTTCATGGCTCATGGGACGGCCCTGCCAGATGGAAACGCCGTCCTGTTCCACCTCTACCGTAGTGCGCAGCTTTTGCAGCGCAGAGTGTGCCACATTGCCCAGCGGCATGGTAAACTCGAAAGAGCCAGCTTTACCCACTTCGCGGGTCAGCGTGGGGCTGATGAGCTTTTTCGTGTCGGTAATGTCGCTGATATCGTGGATACAGACCTTAGTTTTCCATGTGTCTACATCCGTCTGCACACCAGCATAAACTTTGTAGCTCATAGGCTTGCCCCCAAATACTTGATACTGATGCTGCAGTCTGCCGATGCAGCAAAAACGAGGGTGCCCACTACGCCATCCGGCATAGTAAGCCCCTCGATATACTGCCAGTCGGTGGACTTGGCCAGAATGCCCACCTCAAAGCCATTGAGAGACACCGCGATGTTTGCGGCGGTCTCGCTGCGCTGGAAGTAGATGCCGGCCGCACGCGGTGCACCGGTGATGGACACTTCTTTGTCCTCGCCCGCCTTGAGCGGGATATTCGTGTAGTTGCGCACGATGTCCGTTTCAAAGTTGAAGTCATCCCACAGCCAGTCGTTGGTGCCGTCGTAGACGCTGCGCTTGAAGGGGTTGCAGGTGCCGGTGATGGTAAAGGCGCTGGAAAGCCGGTCGCGGGATGGTGTGACTTTCCAAAGCCCTTCCCAGTACCACGCCGGGTCTTCATCAAAGCGGCACTGCAGCCACTTGCCATGAATGGCGTTGGCGATGGTGCTTTCGATGCTGGGCCACTTGCTTTTTGGCGCGTTGCACAGCAGTTCCATGGTGATGGTGCGCTTTTTATAGTGCACCTTGCCATCGTCCCATGTGGTCAGGTTCAGCAGTGAATCGGATCCGGTGACCTGCACAAGGTATTCTTCCGGTTCTGCCGCGCCGATTTTAGGGCTGCCTACCTTGAGGTACAGCCCCCAATCTGTCAGGGTGTGAAAATTTCCGATTTTTGCCCCCAGAAGCTTTGCCATTACACACCCCTCGCTTTCCGTTCCACTGTCACGCCGATGCGTGCATCTACGTTGGTCGCCATGCGGGTCGACAGCACGCCCACCAGCTCGCCGGAATCCATGACCACCTGACCCTTGCCGATGTCGGGCAGATGCTCGTCCAGCATCCCCTCGATGCGTTCCAGAATGCTGGTCTGCCGGTCAACAATGGACTGCTGGCCGGTAACGCGGTACTGCAGGGCCGCACGGGTGGAGAAGGTGCCCAGACTGTCATACACGCCGGTTTTGTCAAAGGGGCTCTGGTAGTGGCTGACAGGCTTCTGATTATTCTTCTTGTCCATCCACATGGCAAGGCCAATGCCGCCAGCGACAGTGCCAACGCCCAGGATCAGGGCAAGAATGGGATTTGCTGCAACGAAAGACACGATAGTGCCCAGTGCAGAGGTGATGCCACCAGCCATGCCGGAAAAACTCTGCACGATGCTGCCCAGAGCGCCTCCCACGCCGCCGGACTTTGCAAGACCGTCGATGATCTCGCCAAAAGCCTTGACCGAATTGGTCACACCGTCGATATCGGATTTTACCCCGCCGTCAGAAAAAAGCTTCTGGAAGATATCAAATGCCTTTCCGATGCCACCGCTGAAGTAGCCCTCATTGACCGCGGTCAGTGCGTCCGTAAGCCACTTAGAGATCACGTCACGCTGCCCCTGCGATACCTCGCCCCAGATCAGATTGACAAAATCCAGCCCAAGACTTGCCCAGTCGCCGTTTTTGGCATCACTAAAGGCGCTTTTTACCAGCCCGAAAATGCCCTTATCCAGCTGGCCGGAAGCCTCGCTCAGCTGCTGGTCAATGCGGCTTTGGGTACCCTTTACGCTCTTGTCGATCTCGTTGGAGGTCTCCGTCACCTTGTCTTGAATGCCGTCGATGTAGGTGATGATCTTCTCGTAGGTCTCCGCGCCGTTCTCGCCGATGCGCTGCCCGGTCTCTGTGACGGTCTTCTTGATATGCTCGCTGCCGTCCGCGTACTTTTCCACCGCCTGTTGCACCTTTGTGGTGATGCCGTCAACGGTGGTTTCAGAAATGTTGGTAAAGGTGCCCAACAGCGTTTTCGACATGTCGTCATAGGTCTTTGTGACCTTTGTGACCGTGCCGTTGACTTTGGTCTCGACCTGCTTAAAGGTCGTGGCAACACCGTTCACCATCTCCTTGCCGGTCGTGGTGGTGGTCTCGGTGATGCGGTCTTTGATCTTGCCCGCGCTGTCCTTGACCTTCTCGGTAAGGGTCTGGATGCTGGTGGTCACAGCGCCCAGCGCATTCTGCGCGGTGGTGGTAGCTGTGCTGGAGATGGACGAAATGACCGTTTCGGTGGTGGACTTGGAGCCGGAGGATCTGGATTTTTTGCCAGCGGAAGAGCCAGACGGGCTGGTTGTAATGGAGCTGCCTCTGTTGCCACTGGCTGCTGCCGCTTCCGCCTGACGCTCCGACCAGCTCTTGTTGCTGATGCCAATGCCATTTAATGCATTTTCCCGCATCCTGTTACGGTTGCTCTTCCGGTTATTTGCATCCGCGTACTCTTCGTAGGTATTGAAGTCTGCTGTGGCGGCTTTTCCAAGAAAACGGTTGAGTTTATAGCTCAGCTGATCCAGCCATGTGGTGGCTTTGCTTGCGAAGTCCCTGAGAGCGTTTTTTGCCGTGTTGATAGGCTCCGTCAGGCCGGTGATCGCGCCTGCGAGACCAATCCAGCCGTCCGTTTTGTAGGCTTCCTGCGCCTTTACGATCAGATCATTCAGATTGCCGATTACAACGCCGATGCCGCCGGATAAATCGCCGGTCAGCAATCCGGCCAGCTGGCTCACGTTGTCCTTCAGGGTGGAAACGCGGCCATTCATGGTCTGGCTCTGGGTGTCCATGCTGTTGTAGTAACGCCCGCCCTCTTCGGATGCGGCCTGCAAAGCCTGCGTCAGCAGATCATAACTGATGGTCATTTTCTGCACTTCAGCAGTGGACTTGCCTGTGTAGTCGGCCAGAATGCCGTACACGTCGATGCCGGCATAAGCAAACTGCTTGATATCGGCCGCGGTAGCCTTGCCGGTGTTGGCGATCTGCTGCAGGTTCTGCGCCATGCGGTTCAGCTCGTCGTTGCCGCCACCGGTCGCAGAAACCGCGTCGCCCAGCGCCATGATGGTACTGCGGGCATAGGAAGCGTTCTCGCCTGCAGAAATCAGGTACTGGTTGGCCTGTGTCAGGCTCTCCACGTCAAAGGGGGTTTTTGCCGCGTCTTCCTGGATCTGGCTCATGACCTGCTGCGCCGCTTCCGCGCTGCCCAACATATTGGTAAAGCCGGTGGTGTATTTCTCGATCTGGGCGTTGTACTCGATGCCGGAAGAGATGAACCCCTCTGCGGCACTGAGCGCAGCAAAGCCGAGCTTCGAGAAAACGCTCGCCATGACCGTGCCCTGCGCAATGGCACCGGCCAGAGACTTCCCGGATGCCTTATCCGTGGAGTTGGCAAAGCCCTCCATGCCGTTGTTTGCAGCTTTCAGCGCGGTCGTGGTTGCCCTGAGCTGCGCTTCTGCCTGTGCCAACATGGTCTTGAGATTTTTGGTCTCAGAGGACGCTTTGCCGGTCCTGCCCACCGATTCGTTGTAACGTCTGGTCAGCTCTACTACGGCCTTTGCGGCCTTGCTGTACTCTCCTGACAGCGAAGAAACGGTTTTTTTCGTTTCGGATTGTACATTCTGGATGCCCTGCCGGTAGGCGCTGTCGTCCAGCCCGATGGTGGCGCTCAATTCAAAAAGTTTCAGGTTCCATCACCCCTTCCGCACAGCTCTTCAAGAGCCTTTCTGTTTTCTTCCGTGATCTCCGCCGCAGATCGCTTGTCGATCTGCTTTACATAAAGCGGGAATGTATACGAAGCAACGTAGGAATAAAGAGCGTTAGCTCCCGCAAGACCGCCAACGGCATCTGCTACGCAATCGCGGTAGAATTGAACTTCATCGTGGTTTCTGATCTCTTTTTTGATGTGGTCAAGGATATAGGACTTGCCGAAAAGTTCCAGTAAATCCAGACGAATGGTCGAGACCATCCGTTTATATCCTTCCACGCCGATCACATCAAGGATTTCAAAAAAGCCATGAAATCGTCATCAGACAGCGCGCGGGACATTGCTGCGGCCAGCTTTCTGGTGGGCGGAAGCTCTTCACCCTTATCCAGCACCACAAAGAGCGGCAGGACCTTTTCGGTCATGTCTGCGTGCTCTTCGTAGATCATGCGCATCATTTCTTCTGCGTTTTTCGCACCCTGTTCTGCAATCTTCTTGGCCTTCTCCTCCGGGGTTTCGTTGCCAGTCAGCGGCGCGGGCTGAGTTGCCGCTGCCACTGCGCCCGTGTCAACGATGCACTGCTTGTATGCCTTTGCCAGCTTATAAGTTTTTGCAAGGTACTCCTTGCCTTCCAGATCAATGATTTCCTTCATGTCTTTCCTCCTTACATCAGGACGCGGCCTTTGTGATAGAGTAGAACTCCATCGGGGCCTGTTCGGGGTTCTCAAGGTCTGCAAAAGCGGTCAGCGTGATCTGCATCGAGCCGCCGCCGCGATGCTCAGATTTCAGGTTCAGGCCGCCGGTGGACATGGCATTATAGAGCTTAACCGCGATAAAGCCGCCGCCGATCATGGGTCCGACCCACCAAATGGGCTTGAAATCCGTCAAAGCGGTTTTCAGGCGTGCAACCACGTGGGTGGGGTCTTCCGGGTCGATGTCCGCAGTGCCAATAGCGAGCTGGATGCTCTTAGGGTCTGCGTTGGGAGTCGTGTAAGAGATGGTTGCGGTGGTTCCGGTGACTTCCACGCCCTGCTTTGTATTGGTGGGGGCGTTGTCGATTTCGGAAAGAGTATCCTCGGTGGAGTTCTGATAGGTAATAGTCACGCCGCCCTGTGTGGCGTGAATGACGTTTGTTTCATCGATTTTCGGGGTCTCAAGCGAGAAATCGGACAAAATGTTGCCCGAGCCCTTGGGGATGCTCTTGAAAGCCTCCGCTGTCAAAACGTTGACGTTAAACTTCTTTGCTAAAGTTTCAGCCATATTGCTCCTTTACTCACGGTATAAGCCGTGTAAGTTCAAAAATAAGGTATTCACACAGATACCCTTCAGGCGTGTTGTTGAGTGGCTGTGCCCAATCTTTATCGTCTTTGTCCAAAAGAATAGCGCCGCCCTCGCACTCGATTTTTAAGCCACCTCTTGGGATGGCCGCGCTGATCATATCTTCGGTTTGCAGGATGGGGGCCCTGCCGCCCTTGCTGGGGCACCACAGCCGGGCGTGGAAGGATGTCGCTTCACTCCACCCGCCGGGGATGGTGGGCTTGTAGGTCAGATACGGCAGTTCTGCGCCGGGAGGGATGTTATCTTCCAGATAGCCCGGGATGCCAAAGCCGTTGAAAAACGTGTTCAGCGCCCGGTTGATGCTCTCAGACGGCCCCATTACGGCAACACCGCCTTTTTGCACTTGACGGCTCGCAGTCCCATGCCGGATTCCGGCGGGGCCTTGCCCTCATCTGCCGCGCTGGTGATCTGGAAAGTCTGCCCGTCGCTCACCCGCTTGATGTAGTCCGGGAAAGCCAGCGGAACGCCGGTGCTGACCAGCAGGGTATAGGTAGATGCCGTGTCAGCCTGCTCTGCCACCTGAGCTTCCACGGTGGTGTCGTGGCGTTCCACGGCCTCAAACTCGGGGCCGTCCTGCCAGCCGGAAACAAAGCCGCCCACGCCGTCCGGCTCATAGCTGCGCGTCTGAAAACAGTATTTTTGGGTAAAGCTCTGCATCACGGTGGATGCAGTGAACGCGTTGACCATGTCACATCTTCCTCCAATGATTGATCTCGGATTTATAGCGGGTCTTGCCGTCTGCAGGCAGGCCGTCCGCGCCTGTAGCCATCGTGCCGGACCACCCGGCAAAGGATTGGGACACATACACGCCGCCGGACGGCAGTGCTTTGTCGTATGCGTCGATTTTTTCAGCCAGCGCCACGAAGTCAGGTGGCACGCGCATGGGCTGCACCGTGCCGGTGAAGGTCTCGGCGGTCAGATCGCCGTCCCCGGCCTTGTGCACGCCGTCATTGAAGATGGATCCGCACACGAGGAAATACTGCCCCGGCACTACCCCGGCGGGCACGGTGTCCGGCTCAAAGGCGAACTCCCCGGCAACGGGGTCGTCCGCCCGGTCAAAAAAATTGTGCGTGTAAACGCACAGCTCGGGGACGGTCATTGGATGCCTCCTACTCAAAAAGGGCGATTACTCGCCCGGAGTGATCGTCTGGACAGAGATGCCGTCCAGGTACTCAGCGAACAGGGTCACGCCGGTGATGGCAAAGCTCTCAGAGACGGCGGTGGTGTAGTTGCCCTGGGTGTGGAAGCCAATCAGGTTGCTGGCCTCGCCCGCGGTGGTGTACACCAGCCCTGCCTTGGCGTAGTCGCTGTCGGAGGGGTCAACGTAGTACATCACGATGTTGTCCACGGGGGTGGCGATGACCTTGCCCTTTGCGATCTCTCCGTCAGACAGCAGGAAGATGGTGTTGTAGCCCATGAAATCCTTGATGTACTGGAAGCCATACTGGTTCTGGATGGTGATCGGGGCGGTGCCAAGGTACTCCGCCACGTCCAGGACGTTGGCAAAGCCCACAACGCCGGTGACGGTGCGGTGCATATTCTTGAACTTGTTCTCCACGCTGCCCTTTGCCATGGCCAGAGCCATCTGGAAAGTCTTGGGGGTTCCCTTCAGGCTGCCGGTGTTCAGGTACTTGTAGAACTTGTCCGTGACCTTTGCGGTCAGATCGAACAGGAACTCGTCATCGGTCTTCTGCACGGCCACATCATAGCCATAGTTCTGGATTGCCTCCAGGGAGACGGCCTTGGCGTACTTTTCGATTGTGATCTTGCCGTAGTCCTTCTCCTTGACGGTGTACTGGCTGTAGGGGATCTCCTCGCCCTCTGCCACGGTGCCGCTCTGCAGGGTGCCCTGGGCGTACTTGCTCTTCAGCACGGTGCCGGGCTGCATCCGAATGGGACGCATGATGCCCATGATCTCCCGCAGGTGCTCCCAGTTGCGCTGGAAGCGGGTGACGAAGTCGATTTCCCGGGGGTTGACGGTGATCTCGGTAGTAGTGGTCAGATTGGTCTTTGCTGCCATGTGTTAGTCCTTTCCGCCGCCTGTAAACAGGTCGGCATTTGCTGCAATGGCCGCCTGGCGCTCGCCGGCGTCCTTGATTGCAAAAATTTGGTCTTTGGTCATTTTGGAACCGGCGTTTGTGGGCGGGTTGTCCACCTTTGCGCCGGTGGTGGTCGTAGTGCCTACGAAGTCGCTCCAATCGGCTTTCAGGCTGTCGGTGTGCTTCTTGGCGTCCTTGACCTCGCCCTTATCGTCCAGCTCCAGCTTGTCGATATCCTCGCCAGACAGCCGCACGACCCGATCAGCATACTTGTCCAGCACCCCGGCGGACTTCAGCAGCTCCCGGAACTTTGCTTCCTTGGCTGCGTGGGTGTCCTTCTGGGTCTGCTGGGCCTTGTAGTCGTTCAGCGCCTTTTCAGCGGCTTCCTTGCCGCCGTTGGCTGCGTCCCGGTCCTTTTCGGCTTTGGCGAGGGCTGCGTCCTTCTCATCGAGCTGGTTCTGCAAAGTGTCCGTTTCCTTATGCAGCACGTCCAGAATTTTCTTGAGCTTGCCGCTGGTGTCGGTCGTTTCATCTTCCAGAATCTCCCGGAGAGTTTTGCGTTCGAGTGCCATGTGTTAGTCCTTTCTGCCCTTGCTCGGGCTGCCATGCTTGGCAATAAGGTTTATTTGCCGGACGTGCTGCCGGCGTGGTGCCGCTTGTGGGGCTTGAACCCACGGCCCCCGGATTAAAAGTCCGGTGCTCTGCCAGACTGAGCTAAAACGGCATAAAAAAGCGGCTGACGCTGTGCGCCAACCGCTGAGTATTTAGTTTTAGAGCGAAAATTCACAGTCTGTGGCTGTCGGATAGTCCTGCGCTTCGGCCGGAACATAGAGCAAAACAGAAATTTTGGCTTTGCCCTCGCCGTATGTGTTATCACACATCTCCTGAAGCGCTTTGTGTGCCTGAACACCAGCCGCAAACAACTCTTCGACTTTTGCAGCCTTGGGCTTGTTCTTTTCCTTCACCTCAAGCATCTGCTTTTTGATTTCTTCAATTCTTTCGGCAGACTTATGATAAAGTCTTTCTGCGTTTTCCTGCACTTTCACAGCAACTTCAAGCTGTGCGCTCAAGTTTTCAAGCTTTGTCATCCTTATACCTCCTTGTTTCCTTCTTCCACTGCGATTTCTCGCAGTTCTTCAATGTGATCTTCCACCGCTGGGCGGAGGAACGGACGGGGGGCCATACCCCGGGTAAAGTGCCACTTGCCGTTGAAGTCTTTCCAGACCCATGGCGTTTTGCGTCCGTTGCCCTTCTCGGCAAAGATGCCCGTGCCCAGCTCCACATACGCGCTGTAAAAGAGATTTGACCCGATGGTCACGGTCTTTTTTGCAAGGTCTACGGCGTAGGTCAGGCTCTGCTTGAGCGCTCCGCCCACATAGCCCTCAATTCCCGTGCTGTCTGCCGTGCCTGTTGGCACAAGCAGCTGGGCGTAGTCCTGCACCTTCATGCCCCAGATGGTCAGCACCCGCTCCGCCCACGAGTCCAGCGCCTCATGCAGCTGCTGGGTATTGTCGGTGAATTTGATGTCGTAGTTAAAGTTCATGGCTCACTTTTTCTTCTTTCGCCTTGCTGTTCCGCCCTCTTTGCGAGTTTTAATCACTCGTTCAGTTGAAACATTTTTGGGATTAAGCGACCCTGTATCAATATGGACAAGCTTTCCATTTTGAAAAAAGAGCACATTTTCTCTGTGTGCAACAATTTCAATTGTGTCATAATAGGCATTCATTCTGCCCATTCTGTAATGCTCTCTGGTCTTTTTTGCATCATAGGAAATATTGATTTGGTCTTCGCGTGTTTTTGTGATTTTTACGTTGTCCAAAGAATCCCAGCGCTTTTTTATGACTTGGTCTATATATCCTTGGGTCGTTTCTCTTTCCTTTTTTGTAATTTTGAATCCACCGCCAGCTCTCGCGGAGCTGCCCGAACCTCTTTTACTCACGGTAGTGCCTCCTCTCGTATTGAAATGGCTTAATTTTTGTGACGTTCCAGTCAAACTCCGACGGGCACTTGCCGTACCACAAAATACCGCTTGGTTGCAGCACTTCCAGCGCCTTGCGGCAATGTTTGGCAAAGCACTCTGCTTCGTATGGGTCAGATTGTGTGCCGTGGCTCGAAATGCTCACGATGGCGTTTCTAGGTTCTCCGTCAAAGCACCAGTCATAACTTTGCTCGCCGCACCAGCAGAGCGTTGGAATGACGTGGATGCCGTGCGCCTGCCAGTATGCCGCCAGCCAGTGCTTTTTGTAGTGCATGAAAAGCTGTACCGCAAGCGGCATATCGCTGTAAAGCGAAAAATCCGGCGAACATACTGCGCCGAACTGCTGCAAAAGCGGGATATACTTGTCCGGGTTGTTCCAGAATCGTTCAAACTGGTAATCGTCCTTGTAAAAATGCACGCCTTTTGTGGCCTTGTCTTTGGCCGTCATCGCATAATTGACCGGGATCCATTCCAGCTTGTCAATGCGGATGTCCGTTTCTGGCTTGATTTCAGGGATGCCATACTTGCCCACGCCCGGAAAAATCATCTTCTCAGTGTTTTCCATTGGCAGAATCACGGTTTATCCCTCACTTCGTACTTTTCTCAAATCTCTTCCGCATTCAGGGCAAAAGTTCGGATACCAAACGGCTTCATCGTTTCCCCACGATTTCAAATAGCACTTTTTTGCTTTATCAACACCAATGCTTAAAAAATCGCCAACCCCACTGTCAGCAATATTTTCTTCATGCATTTTGCTTGTATCACAGTACTTGCACATTTACTTTTTCTTCTTTCTGGAAACAAATCCAACCCACCCGCCAGCTGGTTCAACGACAACTCCGAAAGGCTTTTGGGCAAGCTGCATCAATTTTGTGCGGTCACTTAATGACATTCCTTTCAGGTCAAATGCGACTTTTGCGCCGTCTTTTTCCCAAAAAGAACTTGTTGACGGAGAAGAACCATCACCGTCCCGGTATTTGTTCAAATCAACACCGACTTGTTTTTTTACAAAAGAAACAATATCGTTGTGCTGTTTTGCATATCTGGAATGGTCTACAAAGCCACTACTTGCCCTTGTAGAACTACCAGAGCCGCGTTTACTCATTCTTGGTACTCTCCTTTCTCCGCTTTCTCTCGTTTGACCACCACATCTGTTCGGCTTCCGTGCCGCCCTTGGCCCTGTACCACTCGGTGTAGTCCATAACGTGGGTGGTCTCTTTGGTCACATTGTCTCGCTGCATCGCGTTCTGCCGGGGATACTTGCCCAGCGCAGAGGACAGCACGCAGCGGCAGTGGTAAACCATCTCCGGGGCGGCGTTGGGGTCGCCGGGCCGCTGAATCTCATAGCCCATGACCTTGAAAGGCTCGTCAAGCTCTGCCGTCTGCTGGTCGAGCAGACGGTGCATTTCACGGGTGCGGTAGTCGTGGGTGGAGTTCCACCGCTTTTTGACCTCGATGCCCAAAGCCTGAGCGTTGCGCATCTGCTGCAATGCCCCGGCGTTCTGGGCGCTGGTAAGGGCTGTGATGGCGTTGTTCATGGCCCAGTGGATCTCTGTGTCAGCCATGCCATTCACGGCCTGCACGGCGATGTCGTGGACGCTCTTGCCCTGCACGATGCCCTGCATGACGTAGCGGTTGAACACTCGGGCGTCATAGGTGCGGTTGCTCTCGCTCTTGATGCGTTTGTTGGGCACCATGCGGGGATTCTCTTTCAGCAGCAGCTTGACCGCTTCGGTGTTGTACAGGGTCAGCCCGAACGTCACGCCTGCGGCCTGTTCCAGCTCGTAGAAGGCCCAGTTTGCGCCAAAGGAAAAGATGTTGTATTGCTCGTCCCGGGCCAGCTTGTAGGCCGTCTCTTGGGCTGTGGTGCAGGTCTGCGTGATGCCGTCCAGCTTGGCGCGCATCAAATCGGACTGAAAGACCTGATTTTGCAGCCAGATGCGGTAATTCTCTTCGGTGATCTCGCCTGCATCCAGCTGCGCCCGCTTGCGCTCGTCCAGTTGCTTATATTTTGCAAGAAACTCGGTCAGCTGCTCCTGCATCTCCCGGCGGGCAGTGCCGTACACCCGGAGGATGCGGCGGCGCAGGCGGTTTAGTTGGCGGGTAGAGATGCGGTCACGGTCGGTCATAAGCGCATCACAAGCTTTGCAACGTTAATGATAAACGAGCTTACTCCGCAGCCGAAGAAAAAGCCAAAAACTGCAGCGCAAATATCACGCTTCATCTGTTCCATCTTCGTCCTCCTCGTCCACAGTCTCCCGTGCTGCGCTCTCAGCCATCAGCGCGGCCTTGGCCTGCTCCTTTTGCTCCGGGGTTAAGTTGGGCAGCAGGTCAATGGCCATGTCCTGCCCGATAATGGGCGCTTCGGAAATCACCATGCTGACCTGTTCGGCGGTGTTGGTGATCTTGCTGCGGTTGAATGCCGGCATAGCGTTGTCAAAGCCAGCCAGTGCGCAGATCTGACGGATAAACGGCTTGACCTGCGCCTCGAAGTCGTCCGCGTTCTGGTTCAGCGGCTCATAGGCCGCGTCCAGATGGTCGTTGGTGCTGTCCGCGCTGACACAGTGCACGTCCAGCCCGCCGAAATCCTCATACACCCGGGTGTGGAGCAGCTCCAAAAGAGCCTGCCGGGCCGTCACAGGGATCTCGGTGGTGTAGGGGGTGATCTTGCCGCCCTCGCTGGTGTCTGCGCCTGCAATGTGGTACAGATTCAGCTTGACGAGGAACTCCTGCAGCTCGTCATCGGTCATGCCGTTGAAGTTCTCGCACAGCCAGTAGATCTGCGAAAAGTCCTGCAAGTCATTGCAGAAGCCGGACATCACCAAATCGGTGTTGTCAATGTAGGCTTTCAGCCCCACAAGGGTGCTCTGGTGCAGGTCGGAACCCCACAGCGGCACAATGGGAAGAGCACTGTAGTTTTCGCCCTCCACGCTTTCCAGCCCGCCGCCGGGTGTTGTGACGGTCACGCTCTTGTATGCCTGCTTCGTCACGGTCTCCTTCATCACATTGCCGATTTTGCTTTCCGTGTACTCGGTAAAGCCGTCCAGCTCGTACAGGATGTAGTGCATATCCGTGTCCGGGTTCAGCCTCCAGAAACGCACGCCTGCCTGCAAAAGGCCCGTCTTTTCATCGTACAGAGGCGCAAACTCGGTCAGCTTGAAAACCACCAGATGGTCGTTGTTCCAAAAGCCAAAGCTCTCTCCGTGGATCAGGGCGAAATATCCAGCCTTCTGGATCTGCTCATCAAAGTTCTGCCCCAGCCTGTCCTTGTCCACACCATCGTCCGCAAAGACCACGCCGTTGCCGAGGGAGTAGGTCGCCCGCTGCTTGTTGAGCCTCCTGAAAAGATTGCTCTTGACCATATCGGGGTGCAGGATGTCCTGCTTGGTGTTTTTGGATAGGCGTTTCAGCATCAAAGCGTAAGCCTGCGCGAAGCGTTCAGCCCCCGGGTTTTTCTGGGCATCGTACAGGTCAGCGTCCAGCGCCATCTTGTACGGCCCGGAAGTACAGTGCTGCTGCACGAAGTGCCGGATGAAATCAGGCTGTTCCCCGGCGGCTTGCGCCTGCTGAAAAGTCTGGAATGTGTATACAGTGCTCAAAATCAATCCCTCAGTTTCACAAGGCGCTTTGTGCGCACGAAGTAGCGGATAGCGTCCATGCAGTGGTCGTTGACCTTCAGCACGGTGTCGTCTTTATCCGGGTCCCAAGCGTATACGCCGAACTCTTCCAGCGTGTGCTTGCAGTCTTTGTAGATCTTCAGTCTCCCGGTCTGCAGCATGGTCTGCACGTCCAGAATGCCGCTCAGAACGTCGTTGTTTGCAGGCGTCTGGGTAAAGCCATTCTTGCGCAGTTCCGTAATCAGGGGCAGGGCAGAGGGGTCCACAATGATCCTCTCCGGCTTGAGACCATTCAGCCACGCCTTGAGGTCTGCAACATACTCGCCCACGGTCTTTTGCCGCTTCTGTTCGCGTCCGCTGTAGTAGTACTCCCGGGTGACGATCCAGCAGTCTGCATCTGCCTGCTTCTGGAACAGCAAAAAAACCGTTGCATTCTGGGTGCCAAAGTCGCACGTTACATAGGCGCTCTTTGGCGAAAGCTGCGGCAGCTCATCAACGACGTGCTTCTTGCGTTCGAACATGTCATATACAAGGCCCTCGGCCACCGTCCACAGGCCCAGAATGTAGCGCTGATAGAAAACGCCGCTGTACTGACTGCGGTATCTGGCCTTGATGTCCTCGGAAAGCGACAGGTTGTCGTCCATCGTGAAATGGAGATACATCATCTTGCGGGAACGGCACTTCCGCACCCACTCGAGATAAAACCAATGCTGCGGGCTGCCCGGGTTGCAGTTGAACCAGAACTTTGACCCGGTGACAGAGCAACGGGCTGTGGCCTGATTGACGAAGCTCTGCGGCATCAGGGCCGCCTCGTCGAAGAACGCCCCGGCAAGAGTGATGCCCTGGATCAGGTCTTGGCTGCTCTCGTCTTTGCCGCCGAAAAAGTAAAACTCGTTAACTTTGCCACCCTTGCTGACGGTCATGCAGTTTTCGGCACGGTGTTCCTTGACGTTGTAGCCACGGGCTGCAAGCTGCTGCTTGAGCGTGCCCAGCACGTTGCGCCGGAAGCTGGCAATGGTCTTGCCACACATGGCAAACTGTTGGCCGCTGTAGCAGGTCATAGCCCACTGGACAAAAGAGAAGCTCATGGCAAAGGTCTTGCCCGAGCGGATAGCGCCGTCTGCAATGATGCCGTTGTAACCGCTGTATGCGCTTTGCGGTGTCCACCAGCTCAAGACCTGCTTTTGCCGCTGGCTGAGGGCTTTCCAGCGAAAACCGTTACTTTTCCGCATGGTCGTCCTCTTCCTCTGGCAGCATCTCCACGTCATCCGGCGGACTGATATCTGCGGCAGCGCTCAGGGCCTCAAGCAGGCCATCGTCCGGGGCTTCTATGCCGCTCTGGTCTCCCAGCATAGCAAACTTGTCCACGATGGTGCCAAACGCCGTGGACAGCTGCGGCAGCGTTGCCTCTGCGATCTTGTCCGGGTCTGCCATCGCCTGAAGGTACAGCCCGAGAAGATCCTGTGCTTCCCCGCGCTTGCTTCCTAAGTAGGAAAGCATGTCCTGCGTGTTCTGCTCTTTTTTTAAGGCGCACAAATCCGCGCACTTGGGATTATCTTTCACGATTTTCCGCACAGTGCTTTCTGCCACGTCGTTCAGCTTGGCGGTTCTGGCGTAGCTCTGCAGCTGCACATAGTCAGCAATGATCTTCTTTTTTTGTCTGTCTGTCAGCCGCTTTGCGCTCACCGCCACCACCTCTCTAAACTCGTGCAAAAGAAAAACCGCCCGGAAATCCGAACGGTCAAAATATCGAATGTGCCGCTTGCAGGGCTCGAACCTGCACACGTCCGGTTATGAGCCGGATGCTCTGGCCGACTGAGCTAAAGCGGCATAAGAAAAACCAGCTTTGCTGCATGGAGCTCATCATGCAAAAAGCTGGTTTTTAATTGTATTGTATCAGCAGCGGTTAATCCGCACGGATAGCAGGCCGTGCTCCTTGGATACAGCCACGGCCCCCGATCTCTGCCCGAGGCTCGCGTTTTGTGTGGTCTGCACGGAAACCGAAACGCCGCGCATAGCGCACAAGGTGGCTTTCTTTGTTGCTGATCGGTAAGGCCGAGAGGATAAGGCCAGCGCCGAGACGCGTCAAAAACTTTGCCATGTCGCAAATCAGTTCTTTCAAGCGCTCAAACATTTGTATGCCTCCTCTCCAAAAGTGTCCACTGTGGACACTCTAAAATCACGCTAGCCGCCAGCTGGATTTGAACCAGCACCCACGGAATGGATGTGCGCAGTGGTTGGCTGTGCAGTGATGTTCCCGTGGTGTCACCAACGTTGTCCCGCCTTAAATGGGCGGCGCTCTGCCAGTTGAGCTATGACGGCATATAAGCAGCACCCGTGCATTCAGTTTGTTGGACATGCGTCAAACGGTGGGCGCTGCTGCATCCGGAACTTTTGCGGCCAGATGCCCCGCTATTGCGCGGCCCCCTCATAGGGCACGCAAGCACTCCCGGCAGGGCTCGAACCTGCAACATGCGGTTTTGGAGACCGCCGCTCTACCGCTTGAGCTACCGGAGTATAAAAAAGCCGCCCTTGGAATCGAACCAGCCGTGTCTACACACACGCGCCGCGCTCCAAACTGCGCTCAGGCGGCATATAAAAACAGCTCCGGTTCGCCGCCGGGGCTGTTGGTTGGCGCACATCCTGTCAGGAAAGCTACACCTTGGCAAGGATTCTAAGGCCTTTTCTTGGCACGGGAGGTTACACGTGCGACCTTGCGGGTTGTCTAGTCCATGCGCCATACGGTGCGATACGGCGGAATCGAACCGCCTCCTGTCTCTCATGAGCGGCAGGCTGCCTTTGTGTCAGTGTATCGCATAGAAGCAGCCCGCGAAACGTGAAGAGAGAGCAAAGTCCGGTACCGGCAAGCAAAAAAGGAGGAAAATGCCAAGAAGGGACACGTTTCGGAGGCTGCGTGCATCGGTTTGCCTTTTGGCTTTTCCGATGATACAATTTTACACCATGCGATAGTGAAACCGCAATGTAATGACAGTGCAATGTTTTTAAAGGCTCAGTTCCTCCATTGCTTTGCGCCGCAAGACATAGACCATGCGCAGAGAGTAATTCATATCTTTTGCGACCCTGTCCCACGTGAGGCAATCGAGATAGTACTTGTACAGCACCGTGTATGCTTTTTCGTTCTGGATCCGGTCAAGTGCGCTTTTGATCTCAAGAAACAGCCTGTCGCAGACCGCTCTTTGCTCATAAGCGCGGCGCTCCGCTTCCTCCTCACGTTCCACCGCCCGGGCAAGGCTCTGGCCATCTTTGCTGCCGCCGGGGGCCGCGCTGATGTTCTGGGTGATGTGCTGGGTGGCCTCCTGTGCTTCGGCCAAACGGTCAGACAGCAAGTAGTATCTTTTCTCTGCTTCGCGGTAGCGGTTCAGCCACGCCTTAACGGTGCTGTAATCGGTTCCGTCCGGCTTCGGTGTGTCGGTGTCAGGTGTCCATGTGCGTGCCATTGTTTTCCTCCTTGCTGGCGAAAATCTCAAAAGTGACTTTTAGCTTCCTGTTTCCGATAACGCCCCACACCTTTTCGAGCTTCGTTTTGTCTGAATTCCCCATTTCAGTAATAAAATGAGTCAGAACAGCGGAAACTGCTTCGTCGGTCACATCAGACTTGCTTCTCCATAACTGCAATCCATCTTTCCGCTGCTTCATCATCGTTCCGGCATAGATGGTTCCGAATAGCCCACATCCAACATGATATTCAGCCATTTTCGTCCTCCATTTCTTCAATCCAGATCTCCACTCTGGGGTTTTGTTTGTCGTAATCCACCCGGCTGCCATCGTGGGCAGACACGATCTTGCTGTTGTCGTCCTCCAGCACGCGGGCTTTTACCAGAATGTCCGTGGTAGCCTCGATGAGGTTTGCCAGATCGACCCGGCGGGCGGTCTTCATGTAGTATACGCACCGCACGTTCACACGGGCAGAGATAGGGCTGTTCGGCCTTTTGATTTGCCGCAGGCAGTCCGTCTCATAATCCACGTAGGCCTTGCTAGGGGCCACAAAGCGCCCACCTGAGCGGCTTCTGAGGATGCGTGCGGAGTTTTTCTTTGTGCGCGGGTCGCCGTAGAGGGTCAGTTTCATCTGCCGTCCTCCACGTAGCACCAGCTTTGGGGTGGGTGTTCGATTCCGAATGCTTCTCCCCGGCAAATCAGCTTTTCTGCGTCCCATCTGCGGCAGGTGCAACAGTCTCCGCGATGCGTACAGGGCTGTATTGCCCAGAAATCTTTAAGCTTTACTGGCTTTTTGTAGAGTTTGAAGTTTGAAATATGCCAGCAGTACGCATCGCGGCAGTCAATCAGCCTCCGTCCTTTCCAGCCAGCATAAGCCTCTACCTGCTGCGGTGTAAGGCAGCTTCCCAAAATCCTTTCTTCGAGATTCCCCGGAATAGAGCTTGTAAGCGGAGTAATTCTATCTATATCGTTGCAGGTGAACTCGCCAATGACGCGCCCCATTTTCCCTGGCCAGCCGCCGTGGACCTTCGCGGACACGTCCCAGTTACGGTCGTCCGAATTAAACTCTTTACTCGCCGTCCGGGTGCAGTAGATATACGCCCTGAACGGCGTTTCCAGCTTCGGGCGGGTCTTGCGCACCTCAATGGTCTTTTGCCCCCGAATGATGAGGTCGCACCATTCAGGCCGAATGCTCATCAAGATAGCCTTCATTTTTTCACCATCCCTTCCATTGCCAGCTGCTCGCACTGCTTTTCAGCTTCCCGGCGCTGCTGTTCATACTCAAACAGCATATCTGCGTACTCATTGCCCACCCGGCGGATGGCCGTTTCCAGCATCTCCGTCACAAGGTCGTGGTACTTGTCCGCGCCCTTGCGGCTGTTTCTGGCAGCTTCCCGGGCTTCCCACAGGTCGGTGAGCTTGTCCCGCCTGTCGGCGGTGATCTCGCCATAGCCGTAGGCATCCTGGATCTGCTCCATGCTTTCCCAGCCTTCCAGCTCAGCAAATGGGTCAGCTTCAGCCTTTGCCATGCTGCGGGCTTTGGTCTTTTTCTTGACGTACCGTGTTAAACCGTCTTGGATTGCTGCGCGGGCATCGTCCATTGCTTTCCGAACGGCCTTGACCTCGCGCTCTTTTTTAAGCTGGTCCGGCTGACTGGCCCATTCTTCCATCAGCTCAGACTTTGTTTTCGGTTTCACCTGTCCGCACCTCCGTTCGCTCCCATGTACCGCTTGCGGCCTTTTTCCCGATGCCGGTCCTCATGGTCGCGGTGATAAACACCGACGTGCCCGGTCATGGCTTGGTTGTATGCGTTCTCAGCTTTCAACTCCAGCTTGTACTTATGGTACTGCGGGCAGCTGTCGTGACAGATCGGGTGGCGGTCGGGGCAGTTTTTGCAGGGTTCAAGAATCATCACCTCTCAAGCTCCTTTCTTGTCGGCTCGCTCGCCCGCAGCCTTGCAGCTTCACGGGGGGCAGTGGTGATATCGGCCTGCGCCTGCTTCAAAAATTCGGCACGGCGGTATGTAAGATCCGGCATTTCAGCCAGCTCCGCAAGCCCTCCCACGCTCCCGGCATAGGATTTTGCTGCCGGGGGGAGTTGGTCATACAGGGCTTTCAGCTCTTTCTGTCCGTCACTACGCAGCAGCCCGCCATTTTCGTCAATGCCGATCACCATCGGGAACTTTCGCCAGCTCAAAAATGTCTGTGCCTTGCGTGCCGCTACAGCCAGAGCTTCCCATTCAGCGGACGGGTCAAGACACTGGGAAAGCTGCTTGAAGATGTCGGCCACCGTGACCGGATAAACGCATACCCGGTTTGCCGCCAGAAAAGCCCGCTTGACAGTATCGCCGTCATAATCGCCAAACTGGTACGCCCACACATCGATGGTGGTCTGCATCTCCTCATCGGTCAGTGGCTTAGACCCCAGCTTGTACAGCACAAAATTCATGCGGATCAGCTTTGCCACGTCTTCCCGTGTCATGTCTCAAACCCTCTTTCTCTGTCCATCTTCGCCAGCACCCGTGCAAGCTGGTCGTCTACGGTCTCGGTTGGCTGCTTGCCTCTCGGTCTGGCTTGCCGGCTTTGCTCGTTGGCTTCCACATCCCCCGGTGTGCGCAGGCCGTCCCGTTTCCATCCGGACAATATGCCGTTGATGTAGTTCCACGAGCGCTTTCCAGCTTCTGTGGCCTTGTCAATCGCCAGCAGGATCATCTCTGTGCTGTACTCCTGCCGCCACTTCTGCAGCTTGTCCAGTGCAGAGCGCGGGAAGTCCCCAACAGCCTGCTGATAATGCTGGACGATTTTTGAAAGTTCTACGTCAACGGCGGCGGGGGCGGCGCTATTATATATATCCCCGTTAGGGGATATAACAGTTCCAGTTCCAGTAACAGTTCCAGTTCCAGTAACAGTTCCAGTTCCAGTAACAGTATCATTATAGTTACCACTTGCTTGCACTTGGTAGCATGTGCTAGCATTTGCTGATTTTGCTTGCATTTGAGCAGCACGGGCTTTTCCGGCTTCCCGGCGCTTTTGCTTGACGTTCTCGTACTTTTCTGCAGCCGAATCCACGCCATTGCACATGAATCGGAAATTTCCGCGCATTCCACGGTCGGAAAATGTTGGTTTTTCGCCTGTTCGGACGTACTTTGCCAAAGCCCGCATTAGCTGTCCTACTTCGGCATCCGTGTACTCTTCCAGCGCGTCGAACCAATCCAGATACGCTACAAACGACTTTTTTTCTTCTTTTGCCACTTGCTCGCCTCCTTTGCCCGCCCGTATAGCCGGATAGCACAGCTTGCGAAATCAGAAGGGGAGATCTTCTGCGTCTTCGTTGATGGGGTCATACTCGGTAGATGGAGCCGGTTCTGGCGCGGCAGTGCTGTGCGGTGCGTAATCCGCAAGCGTTTCATCGGGATACATCTGCGCACCCTGCAGATCTGCCGGGTTTGCTGCCGGTTCTGCAGGTTCCGGCGGAGGACCGGGGTGTGCCATCAGGTCGATCATCTGTTGCAGCCAACGGAATGTCACAAGCCCACCGGGCTGAACATCATCCGCGTCCACATCGTAGTAGGTCTTGCCGTTGTACTCCCGCTCTTTCAGCTTCTGGGCAAAAACCGTGACCTGATCGCCTTTCTGCAGCATGCCGTCCCACTGGTCGATGCCGTGCCAGAGGTTCACGCCTACAAAAAAGCTCTGCCATTTTCCGGTCTCGTCCTGTGTGCGGCTGGCTTTCAGGTCGAACTTCAGCACCCGCTTCTGCCCGATGTCCCGGAGTACCGGGTCTTTGGCAATCTCACCGTGCAGCATGATGCCGTTCTTGGTCTGGACGATCATGCATCATCACCGCCAAACGGGTCATCGGCGGGCGGCTCTTCCGCAGGCGCTTCCGGAGCGGGGATCAGCGTGCCTGCCGTCTTGCGGTGGCGGTGGGAGCCTGCGAAAGGATCCAGCACCGGAAGCTCTTCGGGCGGCACCTCGCGGGCGGTGCTTTCAGCGTCCACACGCACCTCGCTCTCATCGTACAAAGCGCCAAAGGTAGACGGGAACGCTTCACGAAGGGCGTGCACCAGCGCTACCTTGCGGATCATGGTGGCCTTTTTGCCGTTCCAGAGAGATTTGCCGGTGTCATACTCGCTGAGCTTGACTTCCTCATAGCTGGCGCGGGTGCGATCCTTACGGTAGACCTTCGCCCAGCCGCCGAGAAGGGTCTCGCCGCTGTCTCCATCATAGACGATAGATCCCTCACGGTTCAGCAGCTGGCCATCTGCGGTCAGGACGATCACGCCAGCTTCAAAGCCGTCAAAGTTGGGGTTGCGCTCGGCCATCTGCAGATAGCAGTTTTTGCCCAGCACAATGGTGCTGGCAGTGTCATCGTTTTTGTTATCGTAGTGGATCAGGTAGGCTTCTTTGGTGAAGGGGTTCAGGTGGTACTGCTTGCAGGTTTCCAGAAAGATTTTGCATTCAGCATCGGTGGCCTTGGGGCAGATGAAGTCGCGCACGTCTCCAAAACTCACAGTGAAGTGCTGACCGTCAGCACCGGTGATCTCCACCGGCACGGACGGGGATGCGGCCTGCATAGCGGTGCTGCCTGCACGGTTGGCATTCTGAATGGAACGGCTTGCCAGAGACTGTGCGTTGGAAACAGACGAAGTAGGCGCGGGTGCGCCGGGACGAGTAAATGCCATAAGTAAATACCTCCAAAATTATTTGATAGAACCATAGCGGAAACCGCGCTCTGCGGCTCCCTGCTTGAACCATGCAATATCCTCGCGGGTGAACTCTACCCAGAAACGATACTGTTTGCGGGCAGGAGCTTCCGGCTGGACAGGTGCTGCAAAGCGCTGCAGCACTTCACAGTCCAGTCGTCCGGAAGCGGTGATAAAGGCGTTGCGTTGGGCGCTCTGTTCAGCTTCCGCCTTGAGCTGACGCTCTTCCTCGGTGGGAGGGATGATTACCGGTGCGGCTGCGCGGGCACGTTCTGCGGCCTGCCTTTCTGCTTCTGCGCGGCGCAGCTTTTCCCGGTTGTCCTGCAGGCGCAGGTGTTCGGCAAGCGCGGCGTTCAGATCCAGAACACGAAGATATCCCAGCTTGCAGGCTTCAGCATCTTCGCCGCAGGTGTCCTGAATGATTTTCAACTCTTTCCGCCGTGTTTCAACATCCCGGCGCAGCTCCCGGCTGGCCTTTGCCAGATCATAGGTCTTGTTGAGCCACTGGGGCACAAGCAGGCGGTCAAAGGGGATAAGCTCCCGCAGTTCTCCGATGCAGTCGGCATAGACAGCCCGCAGCGCATCCTGCTTATCCTGCCTCTCGGCTTCCTCCACAGCCTTGACCTGCTGGTCAATGACACCGGAGACGGCCTTACACTGGCCCTGCATCTGCTTGGCGCTCTGCAAGAACTCTTCCAGCGGCTTCATGTAAAAGGCCTTTGCACTGCGGGCAGCATCCGAGAGCTGCTTGTCCAGCTTGTTCACGGCTGCGCGGTCGGCCTTGGCATCCTTGATGGTCTCCGGGGTGTAGACGCGGCCAGTGTAGGCGGCCAGCATCTCGGTCAGGTTCTGCTGCACCTCGGCTTCATTCCACCGGATCGCGGGCAGTTCCGGGTGCTCCACCCGGACGGTCAATTCTTCTTGCATAAATATTCACCTCGCATACACAACGTTCATATCAGCGTCAAACACCCTGTACAGCCGTTCGGGCTTTCTCTTTGCCAGTTCATCGGCAATCACAATTGCATCCGAAGCAACCGGAAATTGCTGTTGCGAAACAAGCGCTGGCGGCTCTTGCTTCACATCGTAAATTCTCAAAAGTGCCACTTGTAAAACCTCCTGTTTTATGTTATTTTTGTGGTGATGGGCGGCGAAACTCATCATCCCTCGGGCTTGTCCGTGTTGGCGCACGGGCAGGCTCTACTTTTTTTGTGTCATACACGGTGTACCACATGACATGGTGGACAGCGTCAGGCATACGTGATCTCTCCAGATTCCTCTTGCAGCATCTCCCGCACGTTGTCCATTTCTTCGGCGCACATCTCCCAGACGTTTGCCCGTGCGGAGTATCCGGCCCGGACGACAATGTCATCTGAGGTTTCGGCTTCTCGCCTGCAGCGTTCAGCAAGCCGCGTGTAGGATTTGACTTTGTCCTCAACGTACTCTTTAGCCGTCATCATGCCCCGCGCTCCTGATTCTCCGGATATTCCGGGTTGCGGGCGTGGGTGCGGTTGATCTTGCCATACTTGCGCCGCTTTGCGGCTCTCTCCCTGTCCTCTGCGGCAAAGCCCAGACGAGCCAGCAGAACAGCGGCCAAAATCAGCACCAGCGACACCGCAAACAGCGTGCCGGAGATGTATCCGGTGGTCTGCGCAGTGCCCTCTGCGCCCATAGCTGCGCCCATTCCAACGCCGCCAAAAATGACGGCCATCCAGTAGTAAGTAGTGGATTTGAGCTTCATTCTTTCGGGTCCTCCTTTGTGTAAACCTTTTCGAGCTTGTAAAAGTCCTTCACCCACGCCATAAATCCGGCGCGTGAGATCAGCGGAGCGGCGCTCTTGGTGCCAATAGACGGCACCGCCCATGCCGGGAAGCTGCCGGCCTGAATCATACCGGTAAAGATCGGCTCGCTCACCGAAATGTTGTTGTCACGCATGATCTGGCAGCACTCTGCAATTCCCATGCTCTTCTTCACTGCCGCACCCCTCCTTTTTTCCTCTCAGCTGCCGTTTCAGCTGGATGTGCTCCAATCGTTCCGGCTGCCTTGCATCCCAGCGCTGTTCAAGCCAGCGCTTTTTGTAGTGCTTCTTCACGGCTTGGCCTCCACAAACTCACCATTTTTGAGGGTATAGTAAACGTTTTCTCTGATGGCAGAACCGTCTACGCGGGCCATTTTGGCACAGATCATGTGGCCGTCATCGTCATACTCTGTCAACACGAGATAGCAGCCCAGTGTGCCGCGCGCCTTGCTGTGTGCGCCGTTTGCAACGGCAATGTTATCTTTGCCGTCTGCTTTTGCTCTGCAATAAGCCCCAGTGGCTGCCGCCGTGCTGGAACAGCCGCTGGAACCCGCCGTGCTGTAATAGCCGCTGGAACCCGCCGTGCTGTAATAGCCGCTGGAACCTGCCGTGCTGTAATCGCCGCTGGAACCCGCCGTGCTGTAATCGCCGCTGGAACCCGCCGTGCTGTAATAGCCGCTGGAACCCGCCGTGCTGTAATAGCCGCTGGAACCCGCCGTGCTGTAATCGCCGCTGGAACCCGCCGTGCTGGAATTGCCGCTTGAACCTGCCGTGCTGGAACAGCCGCTGGAACCTGCCGTGCTGGAATTGCCGCTGGAACCTGCCGTGCTGGAACAGCCGCTGGAAAAAGGTTCTTTGCCCTTCACCCGATTAAAAACGGCATTCACCGTAGCTCTTACCAGCCCTGCAAAATTCACCTCACCTTTCACCGTAAGCTCAGTGCAGGACAGCTTACTGCCATTTCCGCTTTTATCCACGTTCCCGCCGCACTCGACCTCAAAAAAGCGCGGGCTATCCTTCAACGGGTAGTAGTGCAGCACATCCAGCGGGTTCTCGCAGGCGTGCATACCAGCATGGCAGCAGTCGGCCTCCGGCTCTGTGTAGGTCTTGCCCACCTCGTACTGCTTGTCACGGCACATCATGTTTTTGTCCATGGCCTTATATGCGATGATCTTCTCACTCATGTGCGGTGTCCTCCTTTCTATCAATGTCGCAGCACAACATTGGACGAATGAACCAGATAGGTCACGCCGTCAATCTTCACTTGCAGCTGGTCGCCCTCGTAATCGTCCCAACTGTTCAACTTTCCCTCGACAATCGTTCCGTCGGGCATTTTCAGCTGTGCCCAGCTGTATTCATAGGTCAAATCGATGACCTGCTTATTGCATCCGGCCATCAGCAAAGCGCTTGCCAATACGGACGCGACACCAACAATAATTTTTTTCATGCTTGCTCCTCCTTTACCGTTCATGCAGTTCAGCGTCATGTTACGCACCCCTTTCAAACGCGGTCTGCTCTGGCTGCTCCTCGACAGCGGGAAGCTCGTTCAGCCTGTCCATACGGACACTGTGTGCCGCAGCCAGCTTCTTGGTGGCGTTGATAAACGCAGACATGAGCTTTTTTGTCCTTGCTGTCCGCAATGATATCCAACGCATTGAGCTTGCGGACGTAAGTAGGGGACATGCCCTGCGCAGCGGCGCTCTTTTTGCGATTCTCCAGACGGCGGCGAACGAAGAAGCCATTGCGCTCCATTTCGGTGTAAACCTCGTTCCAGGCTTCTTCATAGGCTTTGCCGCCGCCCAGTTTCCGGGCAACTGCCTGAATCGCGTGCCCGCAAGCTGTGCGCCAGTCACCATTGACATCCGTGGTCATTACTTCCTTCATGGTGTCCATGCTCTCGGTCAGCTGTTCAATGGCTTTGTCGTGGCGCTGCTGGGTGGAGTACATCTGCTTCATGCTGTTCAGCAAGCCCTCCACCATTGCCAGCTCCGGCGGCAAGTTCGGGTCTGATTGCACGATAGAGTAGTTGCCGGTCTTGCGGATCTGCGGCAGCACCTCGGAAGTGACCCACTTGCGAAACGGTACAGCTTCCGGCTTATCGCTGCGAAGAATGACATGGTAAAGGCCGGATTCATTGACTGTGCTCATTTTCTGCTGTCCACCAAGGGTATCGATTTGAGCTACCCCCTTTTCATCATCGTCCAAGCGGTTGTAAACATCGCTTTGGTTGTTGATATTGAGAATGCTGCACACGTCTTTGAGGACGAACCAAGGTTCTCCATTCACTTCGACTTTGCGAACCTCGTGAGACTGATAACTAAAAATCTGTAAGTCGTTCAAATTGTTCACTCCTTTTAATAAAATAAAATGTCTTTTCTTTGCTATGCCATCGCGGCGCCTGGCCCCTCCTTGCTATGCCATTGCTGCGCAAATCACGGCATTTCTTCTCTCTTCCATGCCAATGCATCCGAAGCAAAACCTTGCCGCAGCGAATCGTTACGGTGCACCGCTTTTCCTTCGCAAATCACATCAGCGCTTTTCTCTGCCATTCCTTCGCCTTGCCTGTCTGTGCTTCTCCGTGCCGCTGCGATGCGGTAGGTCGCAGTACGCTGCCACTGCACAGCAGTTCACCTCATAGCCTTTGCCACGCCTCGAGCTGCACCGCCTTTGCTGAGCATCGCGACGCAAAGCCATCGCACGGCCAATCGAACTCAGCCTTGCCATTGCCAAGCCTTGCATCGCACCGCCTCCGCGAATCGGGGCCGTCAATGCCATGCCGTTGCTCTCAGGCCTTCACCTCATAGGCGATGTAAGTAAACCGGCCCTTGCCGCTGTTGCGCCACTGGCCAATTCCGCGGAGCTGGCCATAATCCAGCCACTCGCGCACGGCCTTTTCGTGGCTGTCGTCAAGGAGGGTCACGTCAAACTCGCAAGTGCTGCCCGCCGGGATTTCCTCACTGTTGGCAAGGCTCACACACTCTCCCTGTGCGGTCTGGGCACGCAGCGGACGCTGGCAGTCGGTAATCTCGCCGTTCACATGAATGGAAATCATGCGGGGCCGAACGAAGATCAGGCCGTCAATGACCTTCTTGTAAGCGGTCAGCTTTCCGCTTTCGTTCACGGGCTTTTTCTTGCCGGTCTCGGTCTTGCCACCGATGCGGGAAAGCATGCCGCAAGCATCCTTAAACATGCCCTTGATCTGGTAATCGTAAAAAATCGGATTGCCGTCCGGGTCACGCGGGAAAACGGTCATGCCCTTGTCGGCTACCGCATCAGGGCCAAGAGCCGCCACTTCATCCTCGATGGTTGCAGCATCCGGCGACTTGCTGGCGATAAACTCCCGGGCAACATTGGGGTTTGCGGGCCATGTGCCAAGCACCGGCTCAATAAACGTAGCTTTCACATGCAGTTTTTTCATCTTGATAACCTCCAAAATAAGTTTGTATCCTTACGCCACACCGTTGTTCTCGGTCTGGCGGTCGTTCTTTCGCACCGCAGCCATGCCCATGCCCATCCAGAGCAGGGACAGCTTGTCCTGCGGCTCTAAGTCGTCGAACAGCACGTTGATAAGCGTATCCGCTGCGTGTGCTCCATCTGCCGGGATGCTATACCGCTCTGCTGCCAGATCGGTGCGGTTCTTCTTTGCCTTTGCCATAAAATCAACTCCTTCTGTGGTTGGCACCCACGACCTTGCCCGGCTGGCTGCCGGGTGGTTTCGACCCTTGCCGCAGGGTCATCATCAGGTGGGTCAATAGATTTCCCTTTCAAGCCTGAAATGCCGGGCACACAGTGCCGCGGAAGTGGGTGAGACGGATCGCGTGCTTCAGCTCCTTCTCGCTCATGCAAGCGGTCTGGAGCTGGCTGACGAACTTGATCGCCCACCACAGGCCCTGAACGGTCTGGCGGTCGAGCACCGCACGGCGCTCGGCGTCGGTCTGGGCGGCGTAGTACCGCTTGAGGGTGTTATTGCAATCTGCGGCGAAGTTTGCCGGGATGTTAATAGAAAGTGCGTTCATGTGTTTGTCCTCCTGTGTGCTTGTGTTTCTTAGCTTGGCTATATTATAGCATAGCCAAGCTATCATGTCAACACTTTTTTCTTCGCTCAGCTAATTTTTTCTATTGACACGGCTTTGTGCTTGCTGTATAATAAAGGTGCAAGGAGGCGTCGCCAATGAACACTCGAATCGAGCAAATCATTGCAGCGCTTAATATCAAGAAGGTTGACTTTGCCAACCGTCTTGGTGTTTCTCAGCCCTTCGTTTCTGAGCTTTGTTCAGGCCGGAAGGCTCCCAGCGACCGAACGATCTCCGACATCTGCCGCGAGTTCAACGTCAACGAGACGTGGCTGCGGACAGGCGAAGGGGAGATGTTCAACCAGATCACCCAGTCGGAGAAGCTGGCTGCTTTTCTCGCTGACATTACGGCGAACGAAGAAGACAGCTTCAAACGGCAGTTTGTGGAAGTTCTGGCCGATCTGGAGCCCGAAGACTGGAAATTTCTTGAGCGGATGGCGAGAAAGCTGCAAAAAAAAGAGGGAAACCCGTAAGGGTTCCCCTTCTTTTGCTACCTTGATTTATTTAATCAGCTTGCTGGCGTAAACCCAGACCAGGCGCAGCTTGTGCGGGTCTGCCTTTTCCAGCAGTTTGATAATTGCGTCAATGTAGCCTTGTCGGTCTGTGGTGTTCATTCTGATGCCTCCTATGTAATGTAAATTTAATATGTGTGAGGTGTTGCGGCATGTCACGGCGCGGAAAAGTTTCGGCTTACGATCAACGAGACCGCGAAAACAAGCGTTGGCTTAAGAAGGTAAAGAAAACTATCACGCCAAGCAAACGCACGCAGCGTGCAATTGCAAAAGCTATCGTTTCTTCCGGCTCTACAGTTCAACCGATTTACAAGGAAAGAACGCCGTACAAGCAAACATCCGTAAAATGGAAAGACGCAAGGCCTACGCTTTTGCAGTGGGCTGGCTGCTTTGCTATTGGTTTGATTTGCTTGTGTCCTATACTGAGCATCTGGAAACCTTCTTTCAATATTTCAGAAATTTCCATTTTGTTCATCGCTTTCTTCGCCTTTCCTTTTTTGGTCGCAACGCTTTGCGTTGTCGATTACAACAAAACCAAATACCGTTCTTATCATTCAGGAGACACCGCGGCTGCTTCAGATACTTTTAATTCCCCTGCGATGGAAAGCGTTGATAGGGTTACACCAGAAGAAGCAATAGCGGAAATTGACCGGATGAACGCCAAAATTTTCATGGATGAATTTCAAGATTCCTTGAATATCATGCAGAAAACGACTAACCCAGAAACTTTCTTTTCGAGGTACGATCTCGCTATGGAGCGGTTGGACAACATGGTCGAACTGCAACAGAAAGGGATAAAATTCACCAGTGACCTTTCCTCTTTGAAAGCTCAAGCTCTCAGTCAGGAAACCGCCGCAGACACCGTAAACGTCCTGATAGACAATGCCTATACAAAGCAGCTCCAAAAGCTTTCTGCCCTTAAAACGGAACGAGGGCGTGCAAACTCAAATCAAAGGTGGTATGCATCCTTTGAGCCTTACTTTGACAAAATGCCCGTGCGTTCAAGAAGCTATCTGGATCTGAAGCTTGAAGAGCTGAAAGAGGTGTAAGCAATGGATTTGTTCACCGCTTTTGCCTTTGATCAGGACATAGAACCGCCCATTTCTCCAGAAGAGCGGCAGTATTATCAAGATCCGTCTTATTATAAAGACTATGCGCCGTCGATGTCTTTTGACGCCGTAAACGGCACATGCAAAGTCATTACTTTTCAGGAACGGAAAAAGATTTCTTACCCGTCAAAGCGTGGCCTTTACGTTGCGGAAATCAAGCTTTTGAGCTATTGCTCAAGCGGGAAGCTGTACCCGCATCCAGAGCACGGTTATCCGGGGCTCTGGTGGTATCAGTATGGCATCAAAAACGTTGGATTTCACTTGAAAACGCTTGAAGCTGGCGGCTTTATTCGGATGAACGATAAGCAAAAATACGAGCTTACAGAGCTTGGAAAACAAGAGCTAAAAGACAATGCTTATGTAACCGACTGCAAGGCAACCGTTGCTCCACTTGGCCGTGGCTGTTGCCATTTGGACGTGTGGGAGATCAACCGCCGGATAGCAGGTGACGATACAAGCCAGTGGAAAGACATTGCCGCTCAAATTGAAGCCGAAATTGAGTCCCACAACGATAATTTCAAAAAATCGCAAGAGGAACAGCGTAAGCGCTTGGGCCTGTAAACCTGTTTACAACCATATTATAAAACCGCTGGTTGTGGTCGTCAATCCCCCTTCGTGCACTGTTTTTAGTGAAAAAATCCACAAAAAATGCGTATTTGCAAGATGCGCGCGGCATGCACGAGCAATGTGCAAAAAATGCACGTTGCTATTCGCGGTTGCAAGGTTGTTGCAAATTTTGCAACAGGTCAGCAGCCAGCGCCCCGCCGGGCGTACCGGCTGCGTTACGCAGGGCTTGCACCTCCGGCAGGGCCTTATCTTGAATGTAAGCGCGAGCAAGGCGCTGCTGCTCCGGGGTCATATCCAAATAGCAGGCCAGCAGGGCACGGGCATGGGTGCGAAAGTGTGACAGCTTTTTCATAACTCATTCCTCCCAGGGTGCAGGGGTGTGGTCGGTGCCGGTCAGGATGCTGGCGGGCATTCCATCGATGATGGTCATTTCAGCTTCTTTGACGTTTCTTTGCTCAAAATCCATTTTGTTTTCTCCTTTCTTTTGTGCACATCTACGATTTATAATCCAGATTTTACCATGCGCCGTTGGAAAACAAAATACGGATAAAATTTGTCGAATGGCGCAGACTTTTTCTGCGCCATTTTTTGTTAAAAACACACTGGTTTTATGGGGGTGAAAGTATGAGTTATTTTACAGCGAGCCAAATCGGAAAGGCACTTGCAAAAACGCGGGTGTCTGCTGGCCTGAGCCAAGCGGAGATCGCAAGGCGCATCGAAAAAGGAGAGCGCACCGTGCAGAGCTGGGAAAAAGGATGCACCAGCCCGGACAGTGACGAGATCATGGACTGGTGCACGGCGTGTGGGGTGTCGCCCATCACCGTGTTCATGGAGATGACTCACCCGGATCTGTACAAAGTGCCGGATGACGGCAAGGCGGACGATGAGCTAAACGCGGAGTTGCGCCGTCTCGTGGTAAGCCTGCCGCCACTGACAAAAAGGCTGCTTCTCTTCATACTGAAAGGCAGTCACGGAAGCAGCCCGCCCGCGGTGATCTCCGAGGTGGCAGCGAACTTGCACTGTCCGCTCAATAACCGGGTCAGTGTATGCGGAACAATCATCGACCAATACAACTTTGCCAAGAGCATGGGCCTAGATCCATGCCCGGACGCTCCGCAACCTCCCATTGACGACCTGAAGATCAACTACAAGGCCGGAAGGACCGCTGCTGAAAATGGTGCCTTCGGATATATCGGGCAGAAAAAGGAGTAAGCCATGAAATGCGTGAGACCATGCTGCCGGAAGGAGATCCCGGATGGTGCTTCTTTTTGTCCGTGGTGCGGGAAGAAGCAGCCGGAAGCCTCCCCGCAGCAAAGAAAAAAGCGCCGCCGTCCCAAGGGCAGCGGCAGCGTGTATAAGTTGAGTGGGGCGCGGGCAAGACCGTATGTGGCGCTTACAGCCCAAAGGGACGTTCTGGGGACGTTTGAAACGGCAGGCGAAGCAGTACAAGCACTGGACGCTTACAACGCCCAGAACACCCCCGCAGCGCGTCTGAAGTGCACCTTTGCGGATGCCTATGCCCAATGGAAAGCGCAGCCCAAATTTGACAAGCTCAGCACGGACATGCAAAAGGGGTACGAACTGGCCTATGCAAAGGCTGCGCCGCTATACGACCGACAATTGCGGGACTTGAAAGCTGCAGATTATCAACAGGTCATTGACGCAATGGTGGAAAAGGGCCTCTCCCGCAGCTCCTGCGAAAAGCAGCGCACGCTTTTCAGCCAGATCTGCGAATGGGCAATGGCTCAGGACATCATAAACAAAAACTATGCTATGCTCTTGCAGCTCCCAGCGGCTACAGGCAAGGAAGAACGCACCCTGACTGCCCAAGAGATCGAGCAGATCAGCAGCCGACAGAATGACCCGAAGTTTGGGCAGACGGCGCAAATCGCAATGGTGCTTCTTTATACCGGTATGCGCATTGACGAGCTGCTTTCCATGCGCTGCGAGGACGTGCACCTGAAAGAGCGGTACATGCAGGGCGGTGAAAAGACAGAAGCGGGCAAGAACCGCATTATCCCCATCCTTGAGCCCATTTACAAGATCGTTGCCTTTTGGATGCTGGACAGCGGGTGTGAATGGCTGATTCCATCCAAGGCCGGCACAAAGCTGGATAAGCGAAACGTGGCTACAAAGTTCCGGGCGTTGATGCAGGAATGCCATATAGAGGGCGTGCATCCACACACGCTGCGCCATACAGCCAGCAGCAAGATGGTGGAGTGTGGTCTGGAAAAGACCGCGGTGCAGGCCATCTTGGGTCACAAAAATTTCTCCACCACGGCCAACAAGTACGTGTCCCACAACGATCCAGCCTATTTGTTGCAGGAAATGCAGAAGATGAAGTACTGATTTGTTAGATTGCTTGTTAGATTATTACGTTCATTCAGGAGATTTCAAGGTATTTCAAGCAAAAAGAAAAACGCACGAACGATTCATTTTCATCGTTCGTGCGTTTATTTTTGGAGCTGGTGACAGGAGTTGAACCTGCAACCCACTGATTACAAATCAAGTTTATTTTACGTTTTAACGTGAATAAT